AACATCACATTCAATGGTGCGCGTCTTTACGAGGAAGCCACTACAGCAATACAGGCTATTGAAGAAGAAGTACTGCTCAAGTATCAGGAACCACCTGACTTCATCACAGGATAACCATGACAGTCAATCCGTATTTTCGCAGGAACAAGAAGGGGGAGCAAAACCTCCTTGAATCACTCACCACCGAGGTCATCAAGATCCACGGGCATGAGATGATATATATTCCACGCGAAAAGGTTACGGAAGACTTGATTCTTGGCGAAGAAGTTTCGGAATTTCTTGATGCCAACCGTATTGAGATGTACATGGAAAACTCTGAAGGCTTTGAGGGCGACTCCGAAATGTCGCGCTTTGGGCTTGATGTGAAAGACTCAGCGGTGTTCATTGTGTCCCGAAAGCGGTTCATGGATGTCATGGGGCACCATCCTGATATTCAGCGTCTTGGTCGTCCACGCGAAGGCGACATTATATTCTTTGACTATCCGTACTCCATGATGGAAATCAAATTCGTGAAGCAGGACAACCCGTTCTATCCTGCGGGAGATCGGTACTCGTTTAAACTGTCGTGTGAAGCCTTCAAGTACTCCAACGAGAAGATTGACACAGGCGAAAGCGAACTGGATGCGGTGATGAATATCAAGTCTTCCTACGCTCTTGGATTCACACTCGGAGCATGGGTTGGCGATCTGTATCCTGGCGAAGAAGTGTACACAGGCACATCAGCCGACAAACACGCCTACGGTCGCGTTGAATACCGTCCGTATCCGCGTCCCACTGTGGGCAATTACTATATTCGTGTCAACACGCAAGAAGGCGTGTTTGAGGTGGGAGACATCATCACGGGCAACGACAGCGGATACACCTACGCCATCTCTGGTATCAACACCAGTGATGTGCGTGTGGCACACCAAGATCAGCAGGACAACGAGGAATTGGATCTGGAAGCCAAGCGTGATGACATCTTTGATTTCACCCAAGTTGATCCGTTCAGCGAGGGTAAATATTAATGTTTACCCCATTCTATAACGGATCAATTCGTCGCATGGTGGTAGCCTTTGGTTCACTGTTCAACCAAATCTACATCGACAAACCCGAAAGCGGTGGCACAAAGACCCTTTTGGTGCCCATCTCGTATGCTCCCAAAGAGAAGTACAAGGTGCGGCTTGCGGGCGATCCTTATTTTACAAATCCCAATCAGATCACACTGCCGCGCTTGGCGTTTGAGATTGCAGGATACAACTACGATGCCACTCGCAAACGCAACAGTGCCACTCGTAATTTTGTGCGCCCCACTACGAGCAGTCCTGTTGGGGTGAATTACACCTACGCAGAAGTGCCGTACAACATTGATTTTGCACTGTATGTGTATGTACGAAACATGGATGACGGGCTGCGTATCGTGGAGCAGATTCTGCCGTACTTTGCTCCTGAGTTTGTGATGACTGTGAACTTTGATGACATCAACAAGAAGGTGGACATTCCGCTGTACTTGAACTCGGTGTCGTCTGAAGAAGACTACGAAGGCGATTTTGAAACCCGCCGCTCCATCATCTTCACGCTGAACTTCACCATGAAAACTTACCTGTTTGGAGCCACACGCAACTACAAGGAAATCCGCTCCATCAATGCAGGGCTGTGGAATTTTGATGTGTTTGGGGACGGCTTCACCGCAGGCAGCACAACTGATCACGGTAACTACGCTGATGTGATTACTGGAATTTCTGGAGCCTGTGGTGCAAATTCCAATGCCAACAATTACACTCCGTATGCCAAGGTGTATCAGCCACAGTCAGGTGGAGGCACCACATACGCAGCAGGAATGGCATCGGGTGGTATAACTGTGGATTGGAATATTTAAGGAGTAGACCATGAGTGGATTTGATGGTATTGAAAAGGCTCTGGGAACAGAGCCAGTGAAGTCTATTGTTCCGCCTCATGCAGTTCTTGCAAAGGTTGATCCTGTTCCTCTCACCGATGAGAAACTACAAAAGGATCTCAAGACCGACTACGAAGTGGTGCGCGAGAACCTGAAGGAACTTGTCAACATGGGCAAGAACGCGCTAGACGGCGTGATTCAGGTAGCCCAAGAAGGCGATCAGCCACGGGCATACGAAGTTGTAGCACAGATGATCAAGACACTTGCGGAAACCAACCGCGAACTCATGGATCTACACAACCGCGTAAAGACCATCCGCAAGGTGGATCAAAGCGTTACGAACAACAGCACCACCAATCAGTCCATCTATGTGGGTTCTACGAAGGAACTACAGGACATTATTAACTCTGCGCGTTCTTCCACCAAGGCGTTCGACAACCGCCCTGATGTGCGTGATGTGATTGAAGGCGACAAGACCAATGAGTAATAAATATCTTGGAAATTCCAATCTGAAGGCAGCGGGAGTAAATGTCAATTTCTCACCGGAGCAGATTGAAGAGTATGTGAAATGCTCACAGGATCCCCTGTACTTCATCAAGAACTATGTGAAGATTGTGTCACTCGACAAGGGCTTGGTGCCTTTCGAGCCGTATGACTTTCAAGAGGAAATGATTAAAATCATTCACGAAAACCGTTTCGTGATCGGCAAACTGCCCCGTCAGACCGGCAAGTCCACCACAATCATTTCGTATCTGCTCCACTATGTGCTGTTCAATCAAAGCATGAGCGTGGCTATCTTGGCTAACAAACTAAACACCGCCCGTGAACTGCTGGGTCGCTTGAAACTAGCCTACGAGTACCTGCCCATGTGGTTGCAGCAGGGCGTGGTGGAGTGGAACAAGGGATCCATTGTATTGGAGAACGGCTCCAAAATTCTTGCGTCAGCCACATCATCGTCTGCGGTGCGTGGTGGATCGTTCAACTACATCTTCCTTGACGAGTTTGCGTATGTGCCGCAGAATGTGGCAGAAGAGTTTTTCTCGTCCGTGTATCCCACTATCACCAGCGGTCAAAGCACGAAAGTCACAATCATCTCTACACCCAAGGGCTTGAATATGTTCTACCGCTTTTGGGTGAACGCTAGCAAAAAGCCTGGCGAAGAAGGAAAAAACGAGTATGTACCGATTGAGGTGCATTGGAGCGATGTGCCTGGTCGTGATGAAGCGTGGAAAAAGCAAACCATCTCCAACACATCAGCGGAGCAGTTTCGCACCGAGTTTGAGTGTGAATTTCTTGGCTCCATGCACACACTTGTGCATCCTGAAAAAATTAAATGCATGGTGTACCGCACACCCGAATATTACAATGCAGAGGGGTTGCGCGTGTATCAACGCCCGATGCCTGACCACAAATATGTCACGGTGGTGGACACAGCACGGGGACAGGGGCTTGACTACCACGCATTCACTGTAGTGGATGTCACTGCTATTCCGTATCGGGTTGTGGCTACTTTCCGCAACAACGAGTTGCCGCCCATGTTGTACCCCAATGCCATCTATCCTATTCTGCGGCAGTACAACAATGCGTACTGTTTGGTGGAGGTAAACGACATTGGCGGTCAGGTAGCAGATATTCTGCACGATGATTTGGAGTACGACAATGTGGTGTATGTGTCCACACAGGGGCGCAAGGGGCAAGTGGTGAACGGCGGTTTCGGTGGCAGGGGCGGATCCATGAAGGGGGTAAAAACCTCTACGGCGGTGAAACGCATTGGCTGCTCCATTCTGAAGAATCTGATTGAAGACACCAAACTTATAGTGGAAGACTTTAATATAGTGGACGAGTTTTGCTCGTTTGTAGCCAAAGGCGATTCGTTTGAAGCAGAAGACAACCACCACGACGATCTGGTAATGACGCTCGTGCTGTTTGGTTGGCTCACCACCCAAGCCTATTTCAAGTCCATTACAGGCAGTGATATCCGTAAAGACTTGTACGAAGAGCAAATGAAAAATTTGGAAGAAGAGATGACCCCCTTTGGATTTGTGGATACAGGGGCTTCGGAAAATACTTTTACAGATGCCAGTGGCACATCTTGGAAAGTGAATGGGGGCGAAAACCTAGATATGGGGTGGACTTTCTGACCCGTTTGTGAATCTTTCAAAATAATACATACAAACAGAAGCACAGTCGCAAAGCATTGACTTCTTCACGAAGGAGAAACACAAATGGCATTTAGAGTAAGCCCTGGCGTAAGCATTAAAGAGATTGACCTGACCACCATTGTTCCTGCGATTGCCACCACTCCCGGCGGCTTTGCAGGTTACTTCCATTGGGGTCCCACCGATGAGATTGTCACGGTTACGGCTACAACCGAACTGGCTAACATCTTCGGCAAGCCGCAAAACGATAACTTCATCGACTTCTACACCCCTGCCAACTTCTTGTCTTACGGCAACAATATGCAGGTTGTGCGTGTGGTTGGTGCCACGGCTAACAACGCAAGCGTGACCGCTCTTGGCGTGTGCTATGCAGCATCGGCTGGAAATTTTATTATTAAGAACGAAACCGATTTCAATTCTAGCACCACGGTTACCACTGCATCAACACAATCAGCAAACAACTCCGCTTTGTTTGCTGCCAAGTATCCCGGCGCACTTGGGTCTTCTCTCAAAGTTGTTGTCACCAATGGATCAGGAACTACTGCCGCAATTCTTGCGGGAGCCGCTGTACAGGGTGCGACTTTCATCACTGTTTTGGTGGGAAATACTTTCGACAAGAAGTATTTTGCTGTTGGAGATCAAGTCACATTCAGTGACGGAACTTCGGTTACTGTTTCAGGAGTGCGTAGAATCACAAACGGACTCACTGCCGCACCTGTATATTCTGATTCCATCGCTCCAGTCTTCAAAGATTTCTATGGAGTAACCAGTGGGTATAACGCCGTTGCGGCACTCGTCCCTGCTGCCTCTGGTTTGAGCGCACACCATATCTATCTGGAACTTTCGGATCTTGTTCCAGTTACACAGAGTGTAGGAACAGCACTATCAATCAAGAGTGTGTACGCATACAAGGTTGGCTCCAATGCAGCAACCACTCCATACGCCGCTGATGCCGGTGGTACTGGCGATTTGGTGAATGTGCTTATTCTTGACAAAGACGGTACATGGACGGGAACACAGAACACGCTGATTGAGAAGTTTGAAGGACTATCCCGCGCAACCAATGCTCTCAAAAATGACGGCAGCAGCAACTACTACAAGACTGTCATCAATGATCAGTCTAATTATGTGTGGGCTTTGTCGGCTGATCTTGGCACTACTGCTTCCAATCTCGGGGCAGGATATACATCTTGGGCGGCTCCTGGTCTAACCACTGCTGTTGGTGCGGGTGTAAACTCTTACCAACTCACGGGTGGTGTAAGTTCTCTCCCAACTGATTCCCTCCGTTGGGCTAACGGTTGGAGCAAGTTTGCTGATGCAGATTTGGTGGATGTGTCTCTACTGCCAACAGGTAATGCTTCGGCAACGCTTGAGCAGTTGATCATCCAAAATGTCTGCGAAAAGCGTCTTGACTGCATGGCATTCGTGTCGTGTGCGTCAACCGATGTGGCAAACACCCTGCCGTACCAAGCCTTGAACAACCTCAAGACTTTCCGCGACACCACACTCAACATCAATTCGTCCTACGCAGTTCTTGACAGCGGTTGGAAGTATCAGTTGGACACTTACAACAACCTGCTTCGTCTTGTGCCGCTGAACGCGGACATTGCGGGTCTGGTTGCTCGTACCGAGTTCACCAACGAAGCGTGGTTCTCGCCAGCAGGCTTCAACCGTGGTCAACTCAACAATGTGGTCAAGTTGGCGTACAACCCCACACAGGAAGCCCATCGTGACGAGTTGTACACCCGTCAGATTAATCCTGTGGTGTCCTTCCCAGGAGAGGGAACCATTCTGTACGGCGACAAGACCATGCAGACTCGTCCGTCCGCGTTTGACCGCATCAATGTCCGTCGGTTGTTCATCATTCTTGAGAAGGCGATTGCCACCGCTTCGAAGTTCTTCCTGTTCGAGCAGAACGATGAGTTCACTCGCGTACAGTTCAAGAACCTCGTGGTTCCGTTCCTGAAGACCATTCAGGCACGCCGTGGTATCACCGACTTCAAGGTGGTGTGCGATGAAACCAACAACACAGGTGAAGTAATTGACCGCAACGAGTTCGTGGCTGACATCTTTGTCAAGCCAACCCGTAGCGTAAACTTCATCTCCCTGAACTTTGTTGCAACAAAGACAGGCGTAAACTTCAGCGAAGTCGGCGGTTAAGGTCTAAATAAGACTAAGGAGTAATCCATGCCAGTAGATCCATCAAATAACATTCAGGGTTTCGTAAACGCCTTCGCTGGCGGTGGTGTTCGCACTAATCTGTTCAAGGTCACGGGAAACATTCCCGGATATTCGAACAACCGCGCCATCTCGTTCTTGTGCAAGGCAGCACAGATTCCTGCGTCCTCGCTTGGAACCATTGAGGTTCCGTATCGTGGTCGCCGCATCAAACTGCCAGGAGATCGTACATTCCAAGACTGGACTATCACGATCATCTCTGATGCCAACATGAGCCTGCGTTCGTATTTCGAGGCTTGGAGCATGACATTCAATTCCCATGTCTCTAATGTGGCTCCGACAAACTTCATGCGTTTCATGCCTACATGGTCTGTAACGCAATTGAAGCGCGATGGCGAAGCACTCCGTACATACAACTTCATTGGGTGCTATCCAAGTGAAGTTGGTGCAATTGACCTTTCGTTTGAAAACAACGATCAGATTGCCGAATTCCCTGTCACCATTAACTTCTCATGGTGGGAAGCCGCTCCAGGTGGAGCAGTTCCTGCTACGGGTACTGGACAGGAGAACATTCAGTCCACGGTGCAGAGAACCGGAATCAATATCGGTCCCGGTTTCTGACGCTCCTTTTGACAGGATTCTTTATTCATGGCTATTAATCTATTTGGATTCACTATCTCTAAAAAAGAGACTTCTGTGGAGGAAACTCCCAAGAAGTCTCTTTCCTTTGTCGCACCCGAGCAGGATGACGGCTCAGTACCAATAGAGGTTGGTGGATACTTTGGAACAGTGGTTGACTTTGATGGCACCATCAAGTCCGACATTGAACTCATTCGCAAGTACCGCGACATGGCACTCCACCCTGAAGTGGAATCTGCCATTGCGGATATTTGCAATGAAGCCATTGTGTACGATGAAACTTTTAAAACCGTAAAGATTGACACTGCCAATCTGAAACAGTCCAAGTCCATCAAGGACAAGGTGGAAGCAGAGTTTGATGAAATTCTTGGGCTGCTAGATTTCTCGCGCCGCAGTTACGAGATTTTCCGTAAGTGGTACATCGACAGCCGCCTGTACTACCACATCATTATTGATGACAAGAACAAGAAGAAGGGTATTGTAGAACTGCGTCCTATTGATCCCACAAAGATCCGTAAGGTTCGCAAGATCAACAAGAAGCCTCTTGACAAGATGGCTCCTGCTAATGTCAAAGTGGTTACCTCGGTTGAAGAGTTCTATGTGTTCAACGAGCAGGAGCCAAACTCCACTGCCCTGTCAATGGAAGGGTTGAAGATTCAGCCAGACTCCATCTGCTTTGTTCACAGTGGACTGTTTGATGCGTACCACAAAAAGATCATTGGATATCTGCACAAGGCTATCAAGGCACTGAACCAACTCCGCATGATTGAAGACGCAGTGGTGATCTATCGCATCACCCGCGCTCCCGAGCGGCGCGTGTTCTATGTGGATGTAGGCAATCTGCCCAAGCAAAAGGCAGAAGAGTATGTGCGCGGACTCATGCAGCGGTATCGTAACAAACTCATGTACGATTCCAGCACGGGCGAAGTGCAAGACGCACGCAAGCACCTGTCCATGCTTGAGGACTTCTGGATGCCACGACGCGAAGGCGGTCGCGGCACAGAGATTCAGACGCTTGAGGGCGGGCAGAATCTTTCGGAAATGGAAGATGTCAAGTACTTCCAAAAGAAACTATTTCAGTCTCTGAATGTTCCAAGTTCGCGTCTTGAAGAAGGCACGGGCTTCAACTTGGGCAAGGCTTCCGAGATTAGCCGCGATGAAGTAAAGTTCTTCAAGTTCATTG